GCACACAGGTCGCGCAGTGCCTTTTCAATCGCTTGCGCTTGCAAACCAGCAGCAACAATAATCCGCATGCGCCCGGCGAGCGTGCCTGGCATTTTGTCAACCTGTGCCCACGTTTTGTGGGGCAAGCCTACGGTTCTGTTTTCGGATTTTTCTTCCACGGGCTTTCTCTGCCCTCCTCTTTTTTTCATGGTTTAAATCCTCCTGTAATTTTTGAAATTCGGGTGGTTATCAATCAACCACTTAAGCTCGGCCATATTTGTCGCGGAAGAGACTGCCGGGCAATTATGGCTGCCGTGCTCGTGGCGCTCCATGATTCTGTTCCCATCGAGGTACAGTTCAACATCAACACGGTTGCCGTTGTATCCGTTCGGCCTGGTGCATTTTATGGTTTCCATGCTTCTCCTTACAGATAAATTTCAACGATCCCGGCGAGCATATAAATCGCCGGGATGATTATTGCCAGTTGCCAGGGTTTCATGATTCTGACCCTGTCCCGCAGCAATGTGGGCACACGTGGCCGTCTGCGCCATGACCCCATCCGAGGTCATAGGCGGCTCGATAGTCCGGGTGGCCCCCGGCCGGCACCACATCCGCAGGGCCGCAGCCGCAGCCTATACCTGCCAGGCCGACGGCATAACCGTCGGCGTACCCGGCATTAAAGGCTGCATTGGCAGCAGCCCGGCGAGCTTTATACTTCTGGTTTCTTCTCATAATCTCCTCCTCCTCAAAATATCCCGGTATGCCGGGTCAGGTTAACCGCTTAGATAATTCTTTCTTTCCGCATTTTCTGAAAAACTGACATGGTTTGAGACCACCAGAAATCACCTTCTGACCAGGAAACTTGCCCAGAAACCTTTTGTGCCCTGCAGATGCAAAGCGGTCTCTTCGAGTGGACCCAGAACGCAACCGCATCTGCGCGGCCCTGCTTAACAGCCTTTATCGCTTGATCGCGTCCAACCTCTCCGTAATTTTTCACAATTATTTGTTTCATAATCTTATCTCCTCTTTGTTAAGTTTCACGGCCCTGGTGCGTGTCCAGGGCCGGGGGAATGGTTAACGAAGCAAGCTTCTGAATATTTCACCTTCGGCACTCAGCCGGTCGATTTCCGCCTGCTTTGATTTCACCCACTTGGTAATTTCGCGGGAACTTGCTGCAACTTTTCTGATTCGTTTAATGGTTTCCTTGGGATATTCGCTGGACTCACTGGTGCCGCCGTAGCAGTCCTCGTAATCGTAGTCAAGCCGGTCATCGCCGGTGAGGAGGAAAAATGACCTTTCGCCCTCGTTGAAGATGTATACCTTTTCGGCAGGTTTGACTCCGGCGGTCAGCTCCGCCCAGTCCGCGCAAAATTTGTTGTATTGCTTGGATATCCATGATTTTTTGGTAGCAAGCGCGTCCAGAATGGTCATCATTTCCTGATTTTTCATGATTTCGTCTCCTCTTTTTTTGATGCTTTGTAGGCGTCAACCGGGTTGTTGCTGATGTAGATCAACTCTCCAGACTCGTTAACCTGATGGTACTTAGGGGCAGAATTGCGCGGTTTGCGGAAATCCTTTTGGCCTACTGCGATAATGTCGCCAGGCTCACAGGTTATATACAGTTCACCAGCCATTCCAGGCCGACCCTGCCAGTCGCCGAAACTAAATTCGCCCTTGCGGCTGTTGCTGTAGTCAACAACTGCGATCCAGGGTTTTCCGTACCTGCGCTCGTTGTAGCTGTCTGTTTCTTTTGTGATTTCCATGGTCATGCTCCTGTGTTTGTGCCTTGCGGCAATGAATTTTTTTGGCTTAATGCCCTTCCCTTTGAATAATAATATAGCATCGCTCATGCCACAAGTCAACTTAAATTAATAAAATATTATCATCAATAAATACGTGTGGTTACGTGATGCAAGGCTGAATGTGCGAAAATAATAATTGACTCGGGAAAGCAGAGTTCGCCCGAATGGTAGGCGCATGTTGCTTTTTATGGGCGCATTGTGCGGCGGTGGCGGTAGATGTTTTTTTTGTTGACAAAGTTTTGCAAATGTGTGTTATCTTTTGGCATGGACGTGACACCAAGAAAATTAACGCCTAAGCAACAAAAATTTGTGGAGGAATATTTATGTGATCTCAATGCAACGCAGGCCGCATTGCGGGCAGGGTACAGCGTAAAAACAGCGATGGCTATAGGCGCGGAAAACCTGAAGAAACCTCAAATTCACGCCGCTGTACAGGCAGAAATGGACAAAAGATCTGCCCGGACAGAGGTCACGGCGGACAGCGTGCTGAAAGAAATATGCAAGATCGCTTTTTCCGATATCAGGAACGTTTTTGATGAAAACGGCCGCTTGCTGCCGGTGCATATGATGTCACCGGATGTTTCCGCGTCAATATCATCTATCAAAATCAGTACAAAGTCTATTCCGGGCAGCGACCCGGTTGATGTCGAGCACATTGCAGAGTTAAAATTTTGGGACAAAAATTCCAGCCTGGAGAAACTCGGGAAGCATTTGAAATTATTCAATGACGTTGGCAGCCGTGAAAACCCGCTGACAGTAAATACAGAGCTGACCGACGAGCAGCTCACGGCGATTGCCATGGGGAAAAAACAATGAGAGCGGTGCCGCCTGCACTGACCAGAGAGCAGGCGGCATCAATTTTACTGGAGCGCCGCCGGTGCCGCTCCACCCTGACATCTTTTGCCTCCCGCGTCCCTATTCCAGGCTCCCCCCGCGACGACGCCGACGAGACGGCGCTCATCCCCCTGATTGAGACCAGCCAGGCAGCACACCACACCCTAATACTGGATGCGATGCAGCGAGCCATGACCACGGCACACGGTCGGCTGCTGATCTGTGCCCCTCCTGGATCTGCAAAATCCACCTACGCCTCTGTTGTTGCCCCGTCCTGGTATCTCGGATGTTACCGGCCAGGAGGACGGATCATCCTGGCATCCTACGGGGATGACCTCGCAAAAAAACACGGCAGGCGCACCAGGCAATTATTATCAGCCCCAGAGACCAAGGCAATCACGCAGTCGGAAATTCGGTCAGACACCCGTGCCGTTGACAATTTTATCCTGCAAAACACCTCTGAGTACATCGCATGTGGCATACTGTCGGCTGTTACAGGTAACCGGGCTGAGGGCGTGATCATTGACGACCCGGTGCGCGGCCGGGCAGATGCAGACTCACAGACCATCAGGGATCGGACGTGGTCAGCGTACCAGGACGACCTGATGACCAGGCTTACGCCGGGCGGCTGGGTGGTGCTGATCATGACCCGCTGGCATGAGGACGACCTCGCTGGCCGCATCCTGCCGGCTGACTGGCATGGCGAGTCCGGGTTGATAGAGTGCCGGGACGGGCACGTGTGGGAGGTCCTCTGTCTGCAGGCTGAGTGCCAGCACCCTGAGTCTGATCCGCTGGGCCGGGCAGCGGGGGAAATGCTATGGCCAGAGTGGTTTGATGATCGGCACTGGACAATGCACCGGCTCAACCGCCGCACCTGGTCGAGTCTGTATCAACAGGTACCTGCCCCCGATGAGGGCATACTGTTTCGGCGGGCAGATATGGGGATGTGTGACGCTGTGCCGTCTGGTATGCGGATCATCGCAGCGTCTGACTATGCCGTCACCCCTGGCGGAGGTGACTGGACAGAGCATGGAGTAGCAGGGATTGCTCAGGATGGTAGCCTGTATCTGCTCGATTGGTGGAGGGGGCAGACCGGCCCGGAAATATGGATAGAGCGATGGCTCGACATGATTGCCCGCTGGCGTCCCCTGTGCTGGTTTGGTGAGTCCGGGCAGATCAGGAGATCAATCGAGGGGATGTTGCAGCGGCGCATGACTGAGCGCCATTGCGCATGCCGAGTTGAATGGATGCCGAGTGCTACCGACAAGGTGGCGCGGGCACAGTCAATCATCGGGATGGCCGGCATGGGGAGATTGTGGTGGCCATCTGGTAAAAACTGGACGGCAGAACTGCAGCGTCAATGCCTGGTGTTCCCGGCCGGCAGCCCCGATGATGGTGTTGATGTGCTGTCTTTGTTGGGTAGAGGTATGGATTTCCTTGGGGCATCGTTTGTGCCGCAGCCGCCCAAACCTCCCCCGGTAATCCGTCCGCAAGGGGTACGGCCGGCCGGTCACGGCGGCGGGCGCGGAGCAATC